TGAATGGAGCACTAGAGAGATTTTTTGGTTTCGAGTTATACGAGGATATTACAGATATTCCGGCACTACAGCCAGAACTACGAGATGCTTCAGCATATTATGCATCATTAGTAAACACAGGAATCATATCTGCCAATGAAGCACGAAGTGCTCTTGGGTTTGACCACATGGATGGTCACGACGAGATTCGAATACCTGCAAATATTGCCGGAAGCGCAACAAACCCTGACCAAGGTGGCGCACCGACACAGCCTGATTCACAAGGAGAATAAAATGGCAGAACTGCCAATCAGAAAAAAGAAGGCACTTGTCTCGTCAATGGCAATCTTTCTATTTGAGAATGGTCTTGCAAAAGACATCGAACAGTATAGACACATGAAAGACGCACCTTTATCTATTCAAGATATTAAAAAATATTTTGGAAGGTGGCCCCGACTTCTTAAAGCTATTGAAACACAAGAACCAACACTCTGGGCAGAAATTCTTAAAGCAGAAGAGAAAAAAGTATCGCCAGCACCCAAGCCGGCGGTATCTAAAGTAGAACCAGAGCTTAAAGCTGAAAAGCCTAAAGCAACGGTTAAGCCTGCTACGGCAGTTAAAACGGGAAAGTAAGATGGATAAAATCTTTAATCTTACATCTACTTTTAAAGCCCTCGAATCAGATGACGGTTCTGTAATGATTCGTGGTATGGCAAGTACAGCTGATTTTGACCGCGCAGGTGATTCCATCTCAGCAGAAGCTTGGCAAAAAGGTGGATTAAAAAACTTTGAAAAAAATCCAATTATTCTATTTAATCATGATTATGATAGACCAATTGGTAGAGCTACAGGTATGAAAGCTGGCCCTAACGGACTAGAGCTAGAGTGTAAGATTAGTAAAAATGCACCTGGTAATGTAGCTGAACTTGTTAAAGACGGTGTTCTTGGAGCCTTTTCTGTCGGTTTCAGAGTCAAGGATGCTGATTATATTAAAGAAACCGATGGACTTATGATTAAGGATGCTGAGTTGTTTGAAGTTTCGGTTGTTTCCGTTCCTTGTAACCAAGCAGCTACTTTTTCGCTATCGAAATCTTTCGACTCTATTGCAGAGTACGAAGAATTCAAAAAAACTTTCACTAATCGTGTGGATCTAGCCGGTCAGTCTCTGGCTAAAGACGAAGTCAATACTTCTAGCGTAGCTAGTGACGCACCGCAAAGCGTAGAGAAATCTACAGATCAGGAGATCAAAATGGATAACCAAAACATCGACTTGGAAGCTTTTGCTAAAAAAGTAGCGGACGAAACTGCTGCCAAAATCGCAATGAAGCAAGCCGAACAAAAAGCAGCTGAGAAAGCAGACTTTGATGCTAAAGCAGCTCAAGCTTCAGCAATTGAAGCACAAGAAATTCGTATTAAAACAGGCATTCAGACTGGCGTAGAGTCTCTTATGGCCGACGTAGCAGCTAAATTAGCTGAGAAAGATGCTAAGCTTGAAGAAGTACTTGGCAAGTTTGGCAAGGACCTCGAAGAGAAGAACGCAGAAATCGAAGCTATGCGTAACAGCAAGCGCGTATTTGGCGATCGTTCAGACGCTAAAGGCGACCTTTCTAAGTGGGGCAAGGACTTCATGTATGCTCACATGTTGGGTGTTATGACTGGTAAAGGCATGAACACTTCTTTTGCTCGCGACCTTCAACAAAAAGCAGGTATCAGCTATGGTGATGCAGCAGCCGGTGATGTTAGTGGCCTCCAGATTGATCAAGAAGTATCTTCTTTGATTGAAAAAGAAATCATGAACGAAACTAAGATTGCTAAGCTTTTCCGTGAGATTCAAGTAAATGGCGCTTCTACTATTCTGCCAATTCAAATGGATGTTTCTGGTGCTCAGTGGAATAACAACGCAGCATCAACTGATGGTACTCTTACGCCAAACGGCGGTCGTCCTACTGCAGCAACTTTGACTGCACATCGTCTGATCTCTACTACTTTCATGGAAAATGAAGTTGATGAACAAGTTCTTATTAACCTTATGCCTATGCTAGTAGAGTCAGTAGCTCGTGCACACGCAACTAGTGTTGAAGCAGCGCTTGTTAACGCAACTACCGGTGGTGCTGAGAAATTCAACGGTCTAGCCGCTCTTGCTACAGCTGATGCTTCTTCCACTATGTCTCTTGGTGCCAACACGCGACTGGATTCTGATATGCTTTTAGGTATGCGCGAGAAGATGGGTAAGTATGGTATTAATCCAGTTAAACTCGTTTATATCGTTAGCCAGCAAGGTTACTTTGACCTTTTAAATGACGTGAACTTCCAGACCGTAACTGAAGTAGGTTCTGATTTTGCTACTCGTATTTCTGGCGTTATCGGTGCCGTTTATGGTACTCCAGTAGTTGTTTCTGAGCAGTTCCCAACAGCAGCAATTGGTACCCCAGCAGC